CGAAGAGACTCAGGCAGGCAAGATACCTAAAGGCCTTGGCTACTTATACCCTATATGTGCGGCTGACGTAGACCGGTACATGATGAGCGCAAACTACAAAGAAGCCCTTTCATTCCAGCCAACGCCGATAACCAAGGGATGGAAGCAAGGCGATCACGAAATATTCAAGGATCTAAATCAGCGTGATCATTTTACTTTTGGCATAAACTCGCCGAATCATCTTCCGAATGATGTTGAGTTTGACGTTATATCAATCGATCAGAATGATGAGCAGTTTATTCGATACTTTGAGCTTAACACTCAAAAGATTAAGTCTCTTGGCGGAAAGGTTGATGGGGGTGAAACTCTTGGCAATAAGTCTGCAACAGAGGCAAGTATAAACTCGCGCGATAGAACAGCGGTGATGGAATCAATTACAGGCAACGTGGAGTCTGGGCTTGCGCGGGCGGTGTCATATTGCGGAATGTTCATGGGATTATGGACGGCTGACGAAGTTGAGAGCGCTTTGGATCAGATTACAATTAAGCTTCCTCGTGAATTCGGCAAGGCTAAAATGTCTCCAGAGGAGCAGGCGGCCGTTCGAGATAATGTTATGGCCAGTCTTTACTCGAAAGATGAGGCGCTTAGAATCTTGGTTGCCGGCGGCGTAACAATAAGCAAGGCTGAGGATATTATTGACGAGCTGGATAATCAGGGGCAGCCGCCGATAGTGCTGCCGCTTATCCCTCAATCTGAGCAAAGTCAACAAGAAGTTGCACAACCTGCTGAAGATGTTAAAATTGACGAAACGGGCAGTGCCCAAAATAAACAGGAGTAGCCGGTGGCTGAGCTTAGCAAAGAAGTATTTGAATCATTACCCGAGGTCGTGCAGGGCGACTATGAGTTAACCGGTAATGTGTACACCCCGAAGAGTGAGGCCGGACTGGCTGAAGCTAAGGCTTCGTTTAAGCAAAAAATGGATGAGTTGGGCGGAAAATATCAAAGCGCCGAACAGCGCTTGCGAGAAATCGAAACCAGCAAGGCTGATGATATTCGGAAGGCTCGTGATGAAGCTCTACAAGAAGCTTTAAGCAAGGGCCAGACCGACGAAGTTATGAAGCGCTACGAGGAGCAGATGGAAGACCTTAAGGCTCGCGCAGGGGAATCTGAAAACCAATACAAGCAACGCATTGATGCGCTTGAGACTGGCATTAAGTCCAGCAAGCGAAGCGAATACCTTGGGGAGCTTAGGGCTAAGCTTGATATCTTCCCTGAAAGCGCAAAGCTTTTTGATCGCGTTGTTGGTTCGATGATTGAGATCAACGCGGAAACAGGAAAGCGAACGTTTCTTAGTGACGACGGCAGTGCCACGTCGCTTGATGATGCTGGATTTATGAGTCAAATAGAATCAGATCCAGCTTTTAGCCATTTGAGAAAAGCCAAGCCAACAGGTGAGGGTGGATTCGCAAACGGTAGTAACTCAAGTGGCGGTGCCACGGATAGTAAAACAAACCAAGCCGCGCTGGATGCTAAAAAGTCAGGCGATTTAAACGGCTTTTTGAACGCATCGCTTAAGAGTAATTAAATAATGACTATTTTAGTATCAGATTTAGCCGCATCATTAAACGCGGAAGTTGTGAACGGAGCTATTGATATTGTTCGTTCGCGCCGCCCCTCTGTCCTAGGTTCTATTTCCGGCTTCGCGTCGCCGGAGGTCATGGACGCTGACAGGAAAATCCAATGGCTTGATTACAAAATTGACGCTCGCGCAGATGATGCCACGACAACTGAAACGTCCGGCGCCGTAACTGTTGATGTCGCCAATCCTGGTAAGTTCCGCTCTCGAATGGTCATTCGCAACGAGACCACAAGCGAACAGATGGTTGTTGATAGCGTAGCAGGCTCAACACTTACTATTATTCGAGGCTACGGGTCCACGGCGGCAGCGATCACTGCCGGCGACGTTCTTTCGATTCAATCTACAGCTCGTGAAGAAAATTCGCTCGCAGACTTCGATGCAATCGATCAGCCTGACAAATCTTACAATCTTGTTCAGACTATGGATGGCGCCTTGGAGTTCTCTGATGATGCGCAAAAGATCGCGCAATTCGGCGACACTAATGACCTTCAGATGCAGATTGCTAACCAGTCCATGCAATTATTCTATCAGCTTAATAATGCATTAATTAACGGTACGCGCGGAACCTTTACCGTAGGTGGTAAGACATCATATACGACCGGCGGAATGCAGTACTTTGCTGAGCAGACTGGCGGCATTAACGTTGATAACGCTGCAGCGGTTCTAACTCTTGGTGCTATTAACGCAATTTACGAGCAGGTTTTCAACGCCGGCGGTAATGTTAACCGCATCGCTGTTGGCACAAAGTTAGGACGCAAATTAAGCTCACTTGTTAGTGCTCAGTATAACTCGCAGCGCTTAAGCGAGTGGTCTAGCGATGAAGGCTCTTTGATTAGCCTGCCTAGTGACTTGCCTCTTTTTGGCGGAGTCACAAATATTGTCATTGATAACTCGCTAAAAGGCGATCAGTTGTTTATGTATGATAATTCGAAGATCAGCATCGTACCTGCAGCTGCTAATAACTCAGATAATAGCGGCGGATGGAAAACGATGGATTCAACCCAGCCTGGGCAAGACGGAAAAAGCTTGCGCATTGTGGGCAAGATGGCTATGCGCTTCCGTGACTCTAAGACTCATTTGGCCCGTCTTCATAATATTGGATAATTTATGGCAAAGTTTAAGTCTGAAGTTGGAAAGAAAGTATTCTGTGGTGGTATTGGCGTATTAACCTTTAAGACTAACACGTTAATCACTGACTGTAGTGCCGCGATTATTGCCATGAGGGGCGCCAATGGCGTCCATGAGGTCGACGCGGCGAGCGATGCAGCCTCAACTGCAGAGTCTGAAATTGACGCTGCAAGAGAGGCGTACCTTGTTAAGTTCGGAGAAAAACCTCACGGAAACACCAGTCTTGAGAAGCTTCTTCAGGAGATTAACGCCCCTGACGGGGAATAATTGAAATAGTGTACAATAGGGGTTTAGCGACCCCTTTTTTGTAGGTGAAAACATGGCAATTGTAGTTGAAGATGGCACCGGATTATCAAACGCTGATTGCTATGCTAGCGTTGCATCTATGGACGCATATCTAGCTAAACGAAATATCGTTCTAACAAATACCGAGGCAGAGAAAGAAGCCGCGCTTGTCGTTTCTGCGCAGGATTGGATCGATGGGCAGCACTCTTTTTCACACGAGCGGCTAACAGAGGATCAAGCTCTTGAGTTTCCGCGTGATAACGAAATAGGCCTGCCCGAAGCGATTGTGACGGCCAATATAAAAGCCGCCCACATGCAAATACAGGGACTTCTAATGGTGGATTACTCGACGCTTAATAAGCAAGGCGTGATCGCTAGTGAGTCTAAATCTGTCGGGCCTTTAGATAAATCAACGACGTACGAATCTGGCACGGCGCAGTACTTTAGCCGTCTACTTCCTGTGGATTTGACCAATCTATTACTGCCGTACCTTTCTGCTGGCGGATTCGGCCGAATTTACAGGGTGCTATAATGACCACCATTAAGAGTGAGTTTGTAGAGCTGGCGGCGGAGCTAATCGGTGATGAGTTTGCAGATTTTTCTAGTGATGCTGTATTCATTCAAAATACAGGGGTAGACTACGCCAGCCAGCTACCATCTACGCGCACCCAAACAATAAAAATGATCAGAGTTGAGTACACGTCAAATCAGTTAAGTGACAACTTAATTCAAGTCGGTGATGTGATGCTTATCGGTCAGAGCGCCTTAATGTCATGGCCAGCAAAGGTCGATAGCACCACGATAACCCACGACGCTGTTAAATATTCAATAAAAAAAATAGATATAGACCCCGCTGGTGCAACTTTAATTTGCCAATGCAGGCCGCTATAGTGAGCTACGAGAAATCTTTTTCCATACTCGCGGACATTCAAGACTCGATTAGCACATCTGGCCGCAAGCTTGGCGTCAATATTGATCGTAGGCTTGTGCAGGAAACGCCACGGAAGACTGGTAGTGCAAAATCTTCATGGCTTGTATCTTTGAGCCAGCCTGACAATAACATTGTTGACGTGGACGAAGGCGAGGCAGACACGGCTGTAATGCAAGCTATTGAAGCCGGCGCAATTAGCGCATCAAAGTTTAAGTCTGGCGATACGCTCTACATCCAAAACAATCAGCCTTATATTCAGCGCTTAAATGAAGGTTGGTCTGATCAGGCGGGAACCGGATACATAGACGATATAATCGAAGAGGAGGTCCGCCGTGCCGATTGATAACGCGCTTTACTTAGTTGAGGAAAGGCTGGTTGAAGCATTCATAGCGGGCTCCCCAGTAGATATTCTGGCGGATAACATAAAGCTCCCTAACTTTGGCTTCACCGGCGGCGACACCCCCGAGAATGAGCCGTGGGCACGTCTTGAGTCACCGCGCGGATTCGGTCCAGAAAGTACCGATGCTAGCGGGTGCTACGAAATAAATTCCGGCCTGTTTGTGTTGTCGCTATTTTGGCCGAAAGGATCGGGGTCAAAGAAGATAATGCAGGCAGCGCATGCCGTCAAAGAGCTCTATGACGCAAACACCTTTGACGATGTTACAATCACCAGTGTAGTAGTATCACCGACACCAGAGCCTGAAGAGTCAAGATGGTTCGGCGTAAAAATTAATGTTAATTTTCAGTATGAAGGGCACAGGAGCTAAATATGGCCAGTACAGTTTCAGACCGCGAATTGCGCGGCAAAGATTTCTCCGTCGGAATTAGTGAGCAAACAGCTAAAGGCGCAATTAACGCGTCACCCGTGTTCGAGCCTTTTCGTCGAACTGAAGGCCTGCCGACAAAAACAATCAGCTACACCGAAGATCCTTCGGTGATGAATGATTTTAATGGCCTTGAGCAAATTCAAGAAACAAAGGATTTGGCTGCGGAAATTCAAAGCACAATGTCCAAACAGGGCGTTAAGCTTGTAATTCAGGCGCTTCACGATATTGAAACGGTAGTATCGGTAACTGATGTTGATATTGCGGCAACGGCAACAGGCTTTACAAGTGTTGGCGGTGATTTCGCAGGCTTTCAAGTGGCTGATGGCTTTTGGGTTACGGGCTTTGCGGATTCAACAATTGACGGATTTTATATTGTATCAACCGTTGCGGCTGGCGAGATTGTTACCACTATTGCGCCGCCTGCAACAGAGGTGGCCGGCGCGTCGGTAACTTTGCTTACAGGTAGAAGCGTTAACGCGGACTCACCGACTTACAACACAATTCAATCAAAAACCACAGATACATCTAAGGCTGGTGATGTTGCTTATCGTACTTTTTACGATGGCATTTTAAATAGTTTATCTGCCGAAATTGGCGAGACTGGCATTGTCACTAACTCAGCCAGTTTTATGCTTGAAAAAGAAGTAGATGGCTTTGCTGTTATCTCTGGTCAAACATATTCAGCGGCCGCCACGGATCGATCTGTCACCTCGCTTAAAGGTGCCAGCTCAAGCGTTCAGGCATTCTATGTCGATGGCTTGAGCGCAACATGCATACTGAAAAATCTATCTTTGGAAATCAATAACAATTACACCAAGGACGATTCTGCCGCTTGTGACTCGCTTTATTTTCGAGGTCAGCCATCTTTTGGTGGATCATTCTCAGCGCGAACCTACACTTCAGACGCGCGAAAGTGGATTGATTACGCCGAGAACGGTACACGTAAAGAAATTGGCGTGAGAATTAGCCATGGCGGCGGCGACGAAACTTACATTGTATTTCGTCAGTGCGTAATAACTGAAGCTACTCAGGCTAACGACAACAATGCTACAGCAAATAGTGAATGTAGCTTTGTTGCA